GATAATAATGTACCAACAGTTGGCGAAATTCAACTTGGCTTCGATATGTTCGAAGATGCAGAAACTGTAGATGTAAATCTTTTGTTCGCTGTACCAGGTGCAAATGGTGGTGACGACGTTACTCTTGCCAATGATCTATTAAGCATTGCTACTGCTCGTAAAGATGTAGTTGCATTTGTTTCTCCTCCAATCGAGGATACAGTAGGAACTGCTACACCAGCAGCAGATGTTAAAGCATGGGCTGATCAGCTCACATCAACATCTTATGGTGTAATTGATTCTACTGCAATTAAAGTATACGACAAGTACAATGATGTGTATCGCTGGATTCCAGCTGCAGGTCACATGGCTGGTCTATGTGCTAATACAGACAACGTAGCTGACGCATGGTTCTCACCAGCAGGCTTTACACGTGGTCAAATCTTGGGTATTACAAAGATTGCTTTCAATCCTAAGCAAGCTGATCGTGATACTCTTTATAAAGCACGCATTAACCCAATTGTTTCTTTCCCTGGCCAGGGCACTGTACTATATGGTGATAAGACTGCACAAGCTAAACCTTCTGCATTCGATCGCATTAATGTACGTCGCCTATTCATCACCTTGGAAAAAGCGATTTCAACTGCTGCTAAATTCCAACTATTTGAATTCAACGACGAATTCACCCGTGCAATGTTCCGCAATATGGTAGAACCATTCTTGCGTGATGTTAAAGGTCGTCGTGGTATTACAGACTTTGCAGTTGTATGTGATGCAACAAACAACACTGGCGAAGTTGTAGATACAAACCGTTTTGTTGCGGATATCTACATTAAACCAGCACGTTCTATTAACTTCATCACATTGAACTTCATCGCGACTCGTACCGGCGTTGAATTCTCTGAAATTATTGGTCAATAAGGAGAATAAACAATGGCAATCTTAGGCGTAGATGATTTCAAATCAAAGCTAGTTGGTGGTGGCGCACGTTCTAACCTTTTCAAGGTAGAAATGGGTTTCCCAGCTGGTATCGCAGGTGCAGCTGAATCTGAAGTAGGTGGTTTCTTAATCAAAGCCGCTCAACTTCCAGCATCAGTTATTGCACCAATTACTGTTCCATTCCGTGGGCGCCAACTTCAAATTGCGGGCGATCGTACTTTTGAACCTTGGACTATTACGGTATTGAACGATACAAACTTCTTGCTTCGTGATGCATTCGAGCGTTGGATGAACTACATCAACTCTCACAATGCAAATACTGGTGAAGTTACACCTTCAAATTATTTTGCTGATGCATCTGTGTATCAACTTGATAAAGATGGTGCAGAAGTCAAAGGTTATACATTCAGAGGCTTATGGCCAACAAATGTAGCAGCAATTGATGTATCGTTTGACAACGAAAATGCTATCGAAGAATTCACAGTTGAGCTTCAAGTTCAATACTGGGAATCTAATACCACTTCTTAATAGCATATAAATAATAGCAGAGGGGATAAAACCTCTCTGCTTATTATAACGTAGGAAGATTTAATGGCTGAATTATTTGGTTTCGAAATAAAGCGAAAAGAGCAGGATAAAGAAGATGCTAAAAAGCAATCTTTTGTTGCTCCATTAGAGGATGATGGTTCTAGTTATGTCCAAGCTGGCGGAGGTCACTTTGGCCAGTACATTGACTTGTCTGGAACTGAAGGAGCTAAAAACGAAGCAGATCTTATTAGGCGTTATAGAGATATTGCTATGCATCCAGAATGTGATGCTGCAATTGAAGATATTATTAATGAATCAATTGTATCGGATACTAAGTCTGCACCAATTGATATTGTAACTGATGATTTAGATTTACCTGATAATATTAAAAAACTTGTAAGACAAGAATTTGAAAATATAGTTGAACTATTACAGTTTAACCATTATGGTCACGAAACATTCCGTAAATGGTATGTTGATGGACGTTTATTTTATCATCTTATTGTTGATGAAAAGAGTCCTAAAAAGGGTATCTTGGAGTTACGTCCAATTGATCCTACACGTATTCGTAAAGTTAAAGAAATTGATCAAGAAAAAGATCCAAAAACTGGCGCTCAAATTATTAAGAGTGTCAATGAGTATTATCTTTATCAAGACACCTCGATGTCAAAGTCCAATTCAGGCTTAAAGATTTCTAAAGATGCTATCCAATATACTACATCAGGTTTATTAGATACATCCCGCAAAAACGTTCTTTCTTACTTGCATAAAGCAATTAAGCCAGTGAATCAACTTCGTATGATGGAAGATTCATTAGTAATTTATCGCTTATCAAGAGCTCCAGAACGTCGTATTTTCTATATTGATGTTGGTAACCTTCCAAAAGGTAAATCAGAAGAATACTTACGCAGTATTATGAACCAATATAGAAACAAATTAGTTTATGATGCATCTACTGGTGAAATCAAAGATGATCGTAAGCATATGTCAATGTTGGAAGATTTCTGGCTCCCACGCCGTGAAGGTGGTAGAGGTACAGAGATTACAACACTTCCAGGTGGCGAAAACCTAGGTCAAATTGATGATATTTTCTACTTCCAGAAAAAACTATATAGATCATTAAACGTTCCAGTAAATAGATTAGAGCAAGAAGCTCAATTCTCACTTGGACGTTCTACTGAAATTTCGAGAGACGAAGTTAAATTCCAGAAATTTATCAACCGTCTTCGTAAAAAATTCTCTTGGTTATTCCTTGATCTTCTTAAAACTCAGCTTTTACTAAAAGGTATTATTACCGAAGCTGATTGGAGAAATATTAGAGAGAATATTTCTGTTGACTTTATTCGTGATTCATATTTCTCGGAATTAAAAGAAGCAGAAATCATTAGAGAAAGATTGGAACTACTTGCGCAATTAGATGAGTATGTTGGTAATTATTACTCTAAAGAGTGGGTTCAAAAGAATATTCTCAGACAATCTGATGAGGATATAGATATGATGTCTAAACAAATTGATGCAGAAAGAGCTGCTGGTAAAATTCCAGATGAAGACGATCTTGAAATTTAATTTATTATAAATATATCAAAAGGTGAATTATGACTGAAACAATTGATTTAATTAACGCATTAGCAAATAGTAAAACAGCTGATGCTAATAACATATTTAATGATCTAATGGCAAGTAAATTAAATGTAGCAATTGATACTAAAAAGATTGAAATTGCTAATGATACATATAATGGCGTAACACAAGAATTAGAACAGGAAATTGGGAACAATGAAGTTCAAGGAACTGAGACAGACCTTAACCCTGAGTGAAGCTTCTGAAAAAGAAGTAAAATCATTCAAGGTTGGTAAAAAATCTAAAGCTGTTATTAAACAGAATGGTTCCAAGTTTTCTGTTTATATCGACGGCGATTTGCTGGACGATAAATATAAGAATGCTAAAGAAGCAGAAAAGGCTGCGAAGGAATTCGCAGATCTTATGGGAGCATAATTAAATGAAGCTTATTACAGAACTTTATGAAGATAATCTAAGCTACGTTACCGAAGAAAAGAACGGTAAAAAGAATACCATCATTGAAGGTATCTTTATGCAGGCTGAGTCTAAAAATAGAAACGGCCGTGTTTATCCTCGCGGAGTAATGGAATCAGCCGTAAATAAATATGTTACAGAACAGGTTAGTCGTGGTAGAGCTGTGGGTGAACTAAATCACCCTGAAGGACCTACAATTAATCTGGATAAAGTTTCTCATCGTATTACCGAACTTAAGTGGGATGGTAATAATGTGATGGGGAAAGCACTTGTACTAGATACTCCTATGGGACAGATCGTAAAAGGTCTTGTCGAAGGCGGTGTTCAGTTGGGTGTTTCAAGTCGTGGTATGGGTACTCTTGTAAACCGTAACGGGGTAAATGTCGTAGGTAATGATTTTATTCTTGCGACAGTGGACATTGTCCAAGATCCCTCAGCACCAGAAGCTTTCGTTAATGGGATTATGGAAGGCGTCGAATGGATCTGGGAAAATGGTCTGTTACAAAAACAAGAGATTGAAAAATATGAGACTGAAATCAAGCGTGCATCTTCATCCCAATTGGCCGAAAGCCAATTGAAGGTGTGGAACGATTTCCTCTCAAAACTTTAACTCTCAATCAAGGAGTAAAATATGTCTGAAGAGACCAAAGTAGAAGAGTTGGATCTCATTGAAGATGTTACTGAAGTAGAACTCCAAGATGATAACCTCGAAGAAACAGTTGAAGTTGAGAACGAGGAAAGCATCGCGGAAGATGCCGAAGTTGAAGAAGTAGCTGAAGAAGTAGTAGCTGAAGAAGCTATTGAAGAAGCAGCCGCTCCTAAAACTAAGGCTGGTATTATTAATGCCATGTACTCAGAAATGTCCAAGATGAAAAAAGCCGACTTACAAGCCGCTTACGAAAGTATGATGGGTAAAGATGACGAAGACGGCGATGACGACGATGACGATGATGAAGAAGAAATGAAAGAAACAAAAGGTAAAGTAAAAGAGTCATATGACTTTGAAGCTGACCTTGATGCCTTAGTATCTTCTGATGATTCTTTGTCTGAAGGATTCCAGGAAAAAGCAGCAACAATCTTTGAAGCAGCTGTAAAAAGCAAAGTTTCAGCTGAGATTGATCGTTTAGAAGATGAGTATACTCAAAATCTAGAAGAAGAAACTGCTGGTATTCGCAACGAATTAGTAGAAAAAGTAGATGGTTACTTAAACTACGTTGTAGAAAACTGGATGGAAGAAAATCGTGTAGCAGTTGAAAATGGTTTACGCACAGAAATTGCAGAATCATTTATGGATGCGCTGAAAGGTGTATTTACTGAGCATTACATCACTGTACCAGAATCAAAAGTTGATATGGTAGATGATCTTGCTGAGCAAGTACAAGAGCTTGAAGGCCAACTAACAAAAGCTACTGAAGATAATATTCGTTTGAGCGAATCAGTATCGGATTTTCGTCGTGCAGAAATCTTAGCAGAAGCATCTAAAGACTTAGCAGTAACTGAAGCTGAAAAGCTTAAGTCATTGGCTGAAGATGTAGATTTTGAAGATGCAGATACATTCGCAAGAAAAGTATCTACATTGAAAGAATCTTATTTTGCTAAACCCGTAACAGAAAATGTAGAAGCTGCAGAAGTATCTATGAATGCTGATAGCACTGAAGAAGTTCAGTTATCATCAATCATGGAAAGATATTCCGCTGCTCTTGCAAAATCAGTAAAATAAAAATATCCCATTAGGAGAAAACAACAATGTTTAATGCAGAAAATGCATCTCAAAAATGGCAGCCGATCCTCGAGAACGCTGCGATTCCAGAGATCAAAGACAACTACCGTAAATCTGTAACAGCGGTACTTCTCGAAAACCAAGAAAAAGCAATGCGCGAAGAGCGTGCGGCTTTCGGTATGGTTAACGAAACAGCTGCTAACGCAACTGGTGCGGGCATCGATACTTTCGATCCAGTACTTATCTCACTTGTACGTCGTGCAATGCCTAACCTTATGGCATATGATGTAGCTGGTGTTCAGCCAATGAACGGCCCAACAGGCTTGATCTTCGCAATGAAATCACGTTACAGCACAAAAGCCGGCGCAGAAGCTCTCTTTGGTGAAGCAGATACATCTCACTCCGGTGCAGGTTCACACGCTGGTGCATCCGATTCATTGGGTTCATACGGTACAGATACTACTCCAGCTGATGACATCGAAGATTCATTCGCAACTGGTACTGGTATGGCTACTGCAGCTGTTGAAGCACTTGGTAACACAGGTGGCAACTTCGGCGAAATGGCTTTCTCAATCGAGAAAACATCAGTAACTGCAAAATCACGTGCACTCAAAGCTGAGTACACAATGGAACTTGCACAAGACTTGAAAGCAATTCACGGTCTTGATGCAGAATCAGAATTGGCAAACATCTTGTCAGCTGAGATCCTTGCAGAAATCAACCGCGAAGTAATTCGTACAATCAACGTAAAAGCTAAGCTTGGCGCACAAACATCTAACACTGCTGTAAACGGCGTATTTGATGTTGACGGTGACTCAGACGGTCGTTGGTCAGTAGAGAAGTTCAAAGGTTTGATCATGCAGATCGAACGTGAAGCTAACACAATCGCTCGTGAAACACGTCGCGGTAAAGGTAACTTCATCATCTGTTCCTCAGACGTTGCATCTGCTCTTGCAGCAGCTGGCATGTTGGATTACACTCCAGCACTTGCAGCTAACTTGAACGTAGATGACACAGGCAACACATTTGCTGGTGTTCTTAACGGTCGCACAAAAGTATACATCGATCCATATGCAACACAGGATTATGTAAACGTAGGTTACCGTGGCACAAACCCATACGATGCAGGTCTCTTCTATGCGCCATATGTTCCATTAACAATGGTTCGTGCAGTTGGTGAAGAAGACTTCCAGCCACGTATTGGTTTCAAAACTCGTTACGGCATGGTTGCTAACCCATTCGCGGGTGGCGCAGCTTCTGCTGAAACTGGTACAGATCGTGCTAACCAGTACTACCGTATCTTTGCTGTTACAAACATCTTAGGCACATAATAAAAAGAGTAGGGTTTAACCTACCAACCTTAAGGGGCTCTTCGGAGCCCCTTTTTTTATCATATAAATAATGATATAATCTAACATTAGAGAGAACGATTATGGCATATACTAATGAAATTAACTATTCTACTGAACCTACTTCTACTCTTGTAGAAAATATTAGCTTTGCAAATCCTTCAAGTTTTCGTTTAGTGATTGATAATCTTAAATATCCAAATGCTCAATATACAGTTCAATTAGCTTCTATTCCTGATATGTCAGTTGATGGCGCAGCAATGAATACACCAAAAAGAAATATTCTTGTTTCCGCTGATAAAATTGTGTATGCACCATTGCAACTTACTTTTATTGTAGACGAAAACTTTACCAACTATAAAGAGATTCATGATTGGATGTTTGGTATGGTTGGACAAGATGATTTCAATACTCGCAAAAACCGTGATCTTACATTGATAATATATAATTCCAGTAATAACGTAGTACAACAAATCCAATTTGTCGATGCTCATCCAACAAGTTTATCTTCACTACCATTTGAAGTTACGGGCGAATCGGTAAATTATTTAACAGCAGTAGCGGAATTCAATTACAGTTATTATAAATTTTTATAAAGGTGAAACTATATTATGCTAAATCTTGAAGACGTTTTAAAAATGTGGGCAAAAGATTCTGAGATTGATGATCTCAGATTAGATGAAGCTTCTAAGAAAACAGCTTCACTTCATGCAAAATATCTAGAAATGTTGTCTGTATCTAAACTTCAATTGAAGCGTAGAGATATGGAGTTTAAAGTGCTGCTTAGAGATAAGTGGTTATGGTATAATGGTAAGATGCCAAAAGAAGATATTGAGCAACGTGGTTGGGAATATGATGCTTTAAATGGTCTTAAGATTCTAAAGGGTGAAATGGATTATTATTATAATTCAGATCCGCATATTCAAGAGTCGCAAGCAAAAATAGATTATCTAAAAACATTAATTGAGACTCTGGAAGAGATCATAAATAACATTAGATGGAGACACTCCACTATTAAAAATATGATTGACTGGAGAAGGTTTGAGAGTGGTGGATGAGCGACCTTAAAATACATAATAAAAATCATGCTTTCCTACACATTGACTGTGAACCATCTGTTGCTAATGAGCTTTCAGATTTTTTCACATTCTATGTTCCTGGTTATAAATTTATGCCATCCTATAAGAATAAAATATGGGATGGTAAAATTCGCTTATATGATAATCGCAATAAAGAGCTACCAGCTGGCTTATACAAGTACGTAGAAGAATTTGCGAATACACCTGGCCGAGATTATAAAATTGCGTTAGAGCATAGTAACTATTACGGATTGGCTGGATCTAAAGTTGATGTTGATATGTCATTCATGAAAGATATGACTATTACATCTAGAGGAAAACCAATTGAGCCGCGGGATTATCAGTTAAATGCTATTGAGCAGGGTTTAACCAATAAGCGTAGTTTGCTTATCTCTCCAACAGCGTCTGGTAAATCACTTATCATTTATTCTTTGATTCGTTGGTATCTTGAAAATTATGATAAGAAAGTAATTATTGTTGTTCCTACTACTTCGTTGGTAGAACAAATGTATAAAGACTTTGGTGATTATTCAGAATTTGATGATGGCTTTAATGTAGAACAACTTTGTCATAAGATTTATTCTGGAAAGGAAAAGATTTTTGATCAAAGGATTGTTATTACAACTTGGCAATCAATTTATAAAATGCCAGGACATTGGTTTGAAGATTATGGTATGGTTATTGGTGATGAAGCACACACATTTAAAGCAAAAAGTCTTACATCCATTCTTTCAAAGTGTAGAGAAGCTGAGTTTAGATTTGGTACTACAGGTACTCTTGATGGTACTAATACTCATAAACTTGTTCTTGAAGGTTACTTTGGACCTGCGTATTATGTGACTACAACTAAGAGTCTTATGGATGAAGGATCTTTATCTGCACTAGATATTTCGGTTTTACTTATGAAATATTCTGATGCTGAATGTAGGCTTATAAATAAAGTTAAGTACCAAGAAGAAATCAACTTTATTGTTGGCCATGAAAAACGAAATAGCTTTATTTCAAATTTAGCTCTTGATCAAGATGGTAATACATTAGTACTTTTCCAATTAGTAGAAAAGCATGGTAAACCATTATATGATATGATTAAGAGTAGAGCTCATGCTAGAAGGAAAATATTTTTTGTTTCTGGTGCTACCGATGTAGATACAAGAGAACAAGTCAGATCTATTACTGAAAAAGAAAAGAATGCTATTATTGTTGCAAGCCTTGGCACTTTTTCCACTGGGATTAATATTCGTAATTTGCATAATATTGTATTTGCATCCCCATCAAAATCTCAAATCAAAGTCCTTCAATCAATTGGACGAGGATTGAGAAAGTCTGAAGATGGTAGAGAAACAAAGTTATACGATATAGCGGATGATCT